ATATCGCAGTGACAGCAACAGGTAATTATAATGTAATTAGAGATGAACATTTTGGGTGGATGAAAGATAATGCAATTGTTTGTAATATAGGACATTTTGATAATGAAATTGATGTTACTTGGCTCAACAATGAAGAAAATGCTGTACGAACAAATATCAAACCCTTGGTTGATCTATACACAATTAAAGATACAACTTGTTTTGGAAATAGAAAGAAAGACATTATTCTTCTCGCGCAAGGAAGGCTAGTTAATTTAGGGTGCGCAACCGGTCATCCAAGTTTTGTAATGTCTTGTTCGTTTACAAATCAGGTTTTAGCACAAATTGAATTGTGGAACAATAGTGAAAAATACCAAAATAAAGTTTATTTACTACCTAAAGAGTTAGACGAAGAAGTTGCAAGACTTCATTTGCCTCATTTAGGAGTTACACTTAATAAACTAACAGATGAACAAGCCAAGTATATCGGTGTTAAAAAAGAAGGGCCTTATAAGTCTAATGAATACCATTACTAATTGTCTAAAATTATTACATTTCATCTAAAATTATTATGCCGGCTCGAAAGCCGGCATTTTTATTATTTTGTATTAATGAAATATACAGTGTATAATAATAAAAAGGAGTAATAATGGATATAAAAAATATCGAATTCCCAACAGAAAAACCTCATATTTCATTTTCAGAAATTAAAAATTGGAAAGAATGTCCGTATAGACATAAGTTGTTATACATTGATAAAATTGAATCATTTGAAGAATCACCTTATCTTCATTTTGGTACAGCAGTTCACGCTGGTTGCGAAAGTTTAATTGAAACTAAAACTATTGACGAAAATAAAATTTTAACAGAAATGAAAGAAGCGTGGAAAAAAGCTGACTTTGAAAACCCTGAATGGTATTCTAAACAACCTGGTTGGTATAAACATGAACCGGTTGAGACTTGGGAAAGTTGGGCAAAAAATACATGGGGCGACGTGTTGCAATTTTTAAATACAGAATTCCCAGGCTGGTCCTGTTTTAATGCAGAAGAAGATTTATATGAAAACATACCTGAAATTGAAAAACCTCTATACTTTAAAGGCTTTATTGACGGTGTGCTTAAAGTTCCTAAAAAAAGAGGCACCGGTCATGTCTATTGGATAATTGATTGGAAAACAGCAGGGCCAAGAGGATGGAGTAGAGACAAAAAGCAAGATTTGGGAATGACAGCACAGTTAATTCTATACAAATATTTTTGGTCTATGAAACATAATATACCACTTAAAGATATTAGATGCGGGTTTGTTTTATTAAAAAGAGGTTCTAAACCAGGAAAGATATGCAGTTTAGTACCTGTGTCTGTTGGAGACAAAACGCTAAACAAAGGTGTAAAACTAATGAAAAACATGATATCATCTGTAAGAAGAGGAATGTATTTGAAAAATAGAAATAGTTGCCAATATTGCCCCTTTTTAAATACAGAGCACTGCAAATAGTTTTTTACTGTAGTAATATCGTAGTTAAAATTACATAAATTATAGAGGTATTATGACTGAAGATGGAAAATATAAAATTTTAGTTTTATCAGATCACGCTTTGTCAACAAGTGGTGTAGGTACACAAACCCGACACTTAATCGAAGGTTTGCTTAAAAAAGGCTGTTGGACTTTTAGACAGTTTGGCGCAGCTTTAAAGCATAATGATTATCGAACTGTTGTAGTCAATGATGATTTTATTATTAAACCTATTGATGGTTTTGGTAACCCAGATTTAATTAGAGTGACATTAGCAACAGAAAAACCTGATGCATTATTTATTTTCACAGATCCAAGATTTTTTACTTGGCTATTTGAAATAGAAGACGAGGTACATCAGATTTGTCCTATTTTGTGGTGGCACGTTTGGGACAATTATCCGTATCCAGACTTTAATGATGACTATTATAAGTCAACTGATATGATTAATTGTCATAGTCATATGACATATACAATGCTTAAAGAAAAACACCCAGAAAAAACTCATTTTATTCCTCATGCCTTGCCAGATAATTTGTTTTTTCAAATAGATAAACAAGAAATCAAAAACTATAAAAAGATGTTGCTGGGTGAAGATAGAGAAGATCATTTCGTAGGAATATGGGTAAACAGAAATGCAAAGAGGAAAAGACCATCTGATTTATTAGTTTCTTGGAAGCTGTTTTTAGATGAATTAGAAAAAACAGAAGGGCATAGAAAAGCAACTCTAATTATGCATACAGAACCCACAGATCCAGAAGGCCCTAATTTGTTTAGAGTAACAGAACACTTAGGAATACAAGACAACGTATTTTTCTCAAGAGAAAGAATAGATTTTGAAAAAATGAACGTATTATACAACATCTCAGACTTTTGCATTAATACATCATATGCTGAAGGATTTGGATTGTCGACACTTGAATCAATGATGACAGGGACGCCTATTATAGCACCTAAAACTGGCGGATTAACAAGGCAGGTCGTTGATCACAGAGACGGATCGGAAAACGGTGTTGCTTTAGAAGTAGATCTTAAAACGCTTGTTGGAAGTCAGTCTGTTCCTTTCATATACGAAGATTATGTTTCAAACGAAAGTTTTGCAAATGCAATTAAAAAAATACACGATTTGTCAGATAACGAGAAAGTAAAACTTTCTAAAAAAGTTAAAGATTATGCTTCTTCTGAATTTGCATACCAAGATACAATTGATGATTGGCATGACTCTCTTATCAAGGCAATTAATCAATTTAAATCAAATAAAAAATCAAATTGGACAATCGATACATTTTAAGGAGAATTATGAAGGTTTTATTAAGAGCGCCACTTCTAACTAATAGCGGTTATGGCGTACATTCTAGACAGCTATTTTATTGGCTCTATAATAAAAAAGATATTGAGTTAACTGTTGAATGCTTGCAATGGGGTAAAACATCTTGGATATTAGATGATAAATATGACAATGGAATTATAGGAAAAATTATGGAGTGTTCAAAGCCCATAACACAAGGAAAATATGATGTTTCATTTCAGGTTCAGTTACCAGATGAGTGGGATATAAATTTAGCAAACAAAAATATTGGTGTAACAGCTGCAGTAGAGACAGATAAATGTAATCCTAAATGGGTAGATTGTTGCAATAAAATGGATCATGTTGTAGTACCATCAACATTTACAAAAAATGTTATTAAGCGTTCAGGAATGTTAACTACAAAAGTATCTGTGATCGAAGAGTGGTTCAATGGCAGGATAACATCAAAGTCAGCAATTTCAAAGGCTTTAGAAAATAAAAATTTTAAAAAAATTGACACACCATTTAATTTTTTAGTTATTGGTCAATTAACCGGCCAGTCTAGAGAAGATGATAGAAAAAACTTGTTAAATACTTTGACATGGTTGTGTGAAGAGTTTAAAGATGAAAAAGATGTAGGAATTGTTTTAAAAACAAACTTTGGTAAAGGGACACACATTGATAAAACCATTGTTAAAAAATATTTCAATGAAAATCTTACAAGTATTAAACAAACAGATTTCCCTAAAATTCACTTGATACATGGGAATTTAAGTTCTGAAGAAATTGCTTCATTGTATCATCACAACAAAGTTAAAGCATATACTTTAGCAACCAGAGGAGAAGGTTACGGTTTGCCTTATATAGAAGCAGCAGCGTCAGGATTGCCGATTATTGCAACAAACTGGTCAGGTCATTTACAATTTTTAGAAAAAGATTTATTCTATCCAGTCGATTATACATTGATTGATGTTGCAAAATCTAAAATTGATAATCGAATATTTGTAGAAGGCGTCAAATGGGCAAATCCTTTAAAAGAAGACTTTAAGAAGAAAGCTAGAGATGTTTATGAAAATTACTCGAAAGCCAAAGAAAAATCAAAAATTTTAAAGAAAAATATTTTACATAATTTTAACTCTGTAGCAATTTGCAAAAAATATGACAATTTACTTGAGGAGATTCTTTAAAAATGTCTTTTTGGTTGATAATTATCTTGTGTTGTTTTCTTTTTTCTCTTAATGTTTATTTTGCGTGGAAGTTATATAAGTTCTCTTTGTTGATCATTGATGTTGAAGATGCTATTGAGTCATCTTTAGATATATTAAATGAAAGATATAAAAAAATGAATGAAATATTGCAAATCCCTATTTTCTTTGATAGCGTTGAAGTAAGGCAAGTAGTCTCTGAAATTAGAAAGTGTCACGAAGCAATTTTAATAATTGCAAATAAACTAACAAATGACATTAATGTAGGCGAAAAGGAGAAAAATAGTGCAAACAAAATTGAAGAAAAAGATAGTTAAGACAAAGGCGAAAAATACAACCAGTAAGAAACTTTACTTTGGTAAAGAAACACATGAAGCGATAATCAAATATCAATCATCAGAATGCAAAGATGAAAAAGAGAAAATCTATGCTGACATAATTCGACCTTCTTTTCATAAGTTAGTAGAAAATTTAATTTTTATTCACAATTTTTCAACAGATGCTTCTCATTTCCAAATTCTAAAAACAGATTGTGTTACTTTTTTATATGAGACGCTTGAAAAATTTGATTCTAGTAAGGGATCGAAAGCTTTTTCATATTTCAATGTTTGTGCAAAAAACTACTTAATCATTCAAAGCAATAAAAGAAATAAAAATAAAAATCGTCATGTAAGCATCGACGATTTTGTTAACTTAAGTCTAAAGGACAAAACAGCTATTGAAAATCATGGATACGTTAACTCTCCTGATTCTCATATGATATTTGAAGAAGATAAAACTCATTTGTTTGAAATATTTGATTTAATTAAGAACAAGACAAAAAATGAAAATGAAAAAAAATGCATACATGCAATTGTTCATTTATTTAAAAGTGTTGATGAATTGGAATTTTTAAATAAACGTGCAATATTTGTTTACTTAAGAGAAATTTCTGGACTCAACCCGAAGCAGCTATCAGTTTCAATGTCAAATATTAGAAAATATTGGAAAGATATCTCAAAAGGAAATGACAATTACCAATTTTTATTTACATCAATGAGGTAATAAGCATGACTAAAAAAAATAATGAAGAAAAACTTAAAGATTTTGCTGACTTATTAGACAGCTTGAGTAATACTGAAGATAAGAAAAAGTTATTATGGAAAGAGGCGTATCAAAACGCTGTTGAAGATAGAGAGACTGCTGGGATACTTGTAAATGATTTATTATTATCTATACCGGGTAATTCTGCAAATCATTCTACACACGGTGTGTTAATGACAAAGTATCTTGAAAGAATGTCCAAGTCAAATGATCAGATATTGAAGTTAGCTGAATTAATTGCAAAAGAGCAAGAAAAAGAAAACAATGTTTCACCTGATGATATATTTAACACTATCGAGAGGTAGTTATGGGTTTCGGGGATAGATTTCTTAAAAAAGGCAATACGGGTAGAATATTAGGCGAAAAATTATTTTCGGATTCTCACGATGGCGCATCACAAAAGCAAACTAGCTATAGCTTCAAAACAGGAATTACAAAAGAAGTAATATCAAACCCATATCAATTTTTATCACAAATTATTGACGAAAATGATAATATTACACTTAAAGATTATCTCACAAAAAACTTAAAAATAGAATTAGAAGAAGGAAAGTTATTTTCAACAGGCATAAAAAACGAACCGTTAATGGAAAATATGCCAATGAATTCAATTATAGCTTATATTGTAGACGACTCTGAATCTCGAGATAGCGGGCAAGCTGTTGTTGCGTATCCATTTTTCCCTTCGCATTTAGCATTCCCAGTTAAAACAGGTGAATATGTATGGATAATTAAAGAAGACATCAAGGGATTAGATTACTATTATTGGTTATGCAGAAAGCCAAGCATAATTCAAAATGAAGATGTCAATTATACAAATCATGAAAGATTACCAGAAATTGTCAAGCTATTTGACAAGTATGAAAGTCAACAAGGATCTTCTAGCGTTGATGAAGAAGAAGTATTGTCAGCAACAACTTTGGAGAAAAATATAAAAGGTAATTTCCCTAAGAATATTAATATTAGCACAGATTTGTTTCAATCTTCATTTTCTTTTCTTAACGAACATACTGGAGAACCTGTGCCAAGAATCACAAAAGATTGTGATGATTTATTGCTCCAGGGTTCTAATAATGCTGGTATACACATAACAAAAGAAAAATTTAAAGCATCGTCTATTGACCCTACACATATGACAAACAAATTTGCTAGTAGTGATGTAGTAGAAACAAGAAAACCCCAGTCTCCTGCTTTAGACTTGTATGTTCATAGAAAGTATTCTGACTTAAACCCTGAGTCAGGATCAGTTGAACGTGATGAAATATTGCAAACAGATCGTTTAAACCTTATTCACAACACTAGTATTGATGAAAAATTTAGTCATTATGAAATAAATAAATCAGCAGAATTAACCACAAACGATGAATTTGCGAGCATTAATGAAATCATAGACACAAAAGAAGATGCAACAGACGTAGCAGGACGAATTTATATAACATCAAACTGTGATTATGATGAAGTTTTTAATTCTAGCTTTGATGAATTAGATGCAAACTCTGGGCCGGCTGCTATATTGTTTGGAAAAAATTCTAGAGTTATCGCAGAAAATAGTCTTAGATTAACTTCTAACGTAGGTGAGTCATTTATTGATATGACAGAAGATGGAATTATCTTTTTAAAAGCATCAATAGATGACGGTCATCAATTTTTAAGATTGTCAAATAATGGAACAACAAGACTGCAAGCAAGAGACACAATAGAACTTGCAGTTAGATCTGGTGATGGATCGCCCGACGAACCGTATGTTTTAGTAAGTCAGCTAGAAAATTTATTAAATGCGATATCAGTTCAACTCAAAACTATAAGTACAGCTGCCAACGCTCTTTCCGCAACGCTTGGTGTAGAAGCCGTAGCAACCATTGCCGCAGGAACTCCATCTCCTAACTTGACAGCTATAGGGTCTGCTGCTCAAATTGCTGCTGGTCAAATTGATTCATATAAAAACTCTGGGTTACTAAGATCGACTAAAATTTTTGGAGAATGATATATATAATATAAGTTTAAGAGGTAAAAATGAGTCATTCTCAATTTAATTTTAAAAGCAGTGGTGTAAGAACAGACAATAGACAATTTACAACAAAGAAAACACATTTACGCCCGATTGGCATTAAAACACCTTTAGAATCTGACGAGGGTTTGTTTAAAACACATACAAATCCTGTTGCGCAAATCGCAGATAATTTTCGCAATTTGATAATGACAAACAACGGCGAAAGATTAGGAAGATATAATTTTGGTGCAAATTTAAAAGCTGTAGTTTTTGAGTATAGTAATAGTCCAAAATTAGAATCAGTAATTATTGAAGCGATTATTGATGTTACACAAAAGTATATTCCTTTAATAGAAATATCAAATGTTAATATACTTGAGCTTGATATAAACGAGAAAAACGAATTAAATGAATTTGGCGTTGCAAATCTTAAACTAATGGTTGAATACCGTGTACCTAAATTTAGAAGTGCAATGTTAGGTTTAGAAATTGATCTTAGATTTGGTGGATAAAAATGGCAAGAAATATTAAAAAAGAAGTTAGCAAAATTAAAGAAGTTAGTTATAGCAACAAAGATTTTAATTCTTTAAGAAGAGAATTGCAAAACTATGCTTTGACTCATTTTAGCGATAATATTATTGACTTTTCTGACGCAAGTTTAGGTGGTTTAATTTTAGATTTAGGCGCATACGTCGGCGACAATTTAATGTACTACTTAGATCACCAGTTTAACGAAAACTCAATTGAAAGAGCAGTTGAACAAAATAATATTGAAAGATTAGTAAGAGAAGCTGGTGTAGATATTCCTGCAGCATCTCCTGCATTTGCAGAAATTGACATATCTATAGTAGTACCGTCTACTCAGATCAATGGAGAGTATGTGCCTAACGCATCAGTACTACCAGTAGTTAGAAAAAACTCATCTTTTAGTACTCCTGAGGGAATATTATTTTATCTTTTAGAAGATATTGACTTTTCTGAAGTTGACAATGAAGAAAATATAACAGCATCAATTCAGATTGGTAAATTAAGACAAACTGTCCCAGTTAACTTTATTTTAACAAAAAAAGGGATTGTTTCGAGTAGTCAAATTAAAACAGAAACATTTTCAATACCTGACACTTACAAAGCTTTTCGCACAATTACTTTAGGAAACGATAATGTAAATGAAATCATTTCTGTTACAGACTCCAATGGAGACATATATCATCAAGTTGACACATTGTCTCAAGATACAGTTTTTAAAATCTTAGAAAATAATAGGTATGATAGTGAAGAAGTTCAATCTCGAATTGAATTGTTATATGCATCTAAAAGATTTGTTTCAACTAGAAGCAACGTAACAGGAAAAACAACGCTTAGATTTGGAGCTGGTAGTCAAGATGCGTATGATGAAGATATCATTCCTGACCCAAGTGAACATGCTATTAAATTGTATGGCGATAGAGTTTCTTTTAGTACAGTAACAATCGATCCAAATAGCTTTTTAACCACGCAAACATTAGGAATATCTCCAAGAGACACGACATTGACTGTAACATATAGATACGGCGGTGGTCTAAGTCACAAA